ACCCACTCGGCCATGGCGTACGTATCCTGATAGCTCTCAGGATTGCCGCGCACGCGGATTTCGACAGTGGGATTGTAGAGCGGCATGTTCACCGGCGGGCCCCAGCCTCCCGTGTCGTAGACCGTCACCGTTGTGTGCGGCCGGGCAGGTTCCAGCGTGGCGTGAAACTCCCACCCCTGGGCGGAGCTGCCCCGCCGCGCCCATGCGGCGACCAGTATGCTCTTGACGTCGATTGCCGGCGAGTTCATCCCCTCACCTTCCCGCCTTCGCCTTGTCGTAGATCATCCGCACCCAGCGGTCGGTGTTGTTCTTGACCACGTCCTCCAGGTATTTGGCCTTGCCGCCCTTCGGGTGCCGCCATTGGAGCTCCTCATGCTGCCGCACTGCGTAGGGCGTGCCGAAGCCGATTTCCGCTACGTCCGGGCAGTTGGCATGAGGACGGCCTTTTCGTACAGTTGACCCATCCTTCTGCCCTCTTGCGATCAGCGTCCCTCCGTAGTCCAGATATCCGCTGCCCCGCAGATCGCCCTTGTCCACCGGCGCGTCGGTAACCGACTTGCCCAGGCAATCCAGCCCGACGTCAAGCAACCCATCGCGGACGCCGACCTTGATCTTGGCGAGCTCGCGGTTCAGGCGCGCCTGCACCTGCTGCAACCCTTCGATCTTCACCTGCACCCTCACAGCCACACCACCCACCCGACTACGGTCCCGTCCATCTCCTGCAGCTCCTCACCGGCCTGGAGTTCATGGGAATCCAGGACTCGCGGGTCTGTCTCAGCGGTCGCGCCCCGGTAGAGCCGGCCCTCGAGATCCACGGACTGCGTCAGGAATACCCGCGCCTGGCTGACGCGCTCCTCTCCGGTCTTGGTGCGGATCAGCCGTTGTTTCTGCTCCCATCGGCAGCGCAGCTGTTGTGGCGGGCCGTAATCTCGTCCGCCATAGCCGTCCGGCGTCCCTGGCCAGTAGGTACACGTCTCGGTGCACACCGACTCGATCATCGCAGCTCACCGATCCGATACTGCTGTATCCAGCCGTCGAGCAGCGCCAGTGCCATGGGCGCCAAAGGTATCCGCCCCGCAGCGCGTGGAGTGTATTGCTCGCTCGCGCTGCCGACGGACCGGCTGACGAGCCCCCTAGCCAGATCGGCCTCGAGCTTGCGATGGTAGTCCGATGCAGCCAAGAGCCACACTGCCTGCTCGCAGATGGCCTCGTTCCGCGCCGAGCCAGGCGTGAGTTCGTGCAGCTGCAGCGTCCCGATCTGCCTCTCCGCGGTGGCCAGGGCCTTCGCTTTGTCGCTCGGCGACGCCTGTTCCCAGGCTTCGGAGTGCAGCCGAGTCTCGAAGTACGCATCGGCGGTCGCTATGTCCATACGGCTCACCGCTCTCCGTGAAAGCTGGGCCCGGCAGCCGAGTGACCGCCGGGTCCGCATTCGTTCGTTTGGCTACTAGGCCAGCACCTGGGCCTGGAATACGGCGTCGGCCTGCGGGAATGTCGGGATCGCGCAGGCGGCCGCCTTAGTCCAGATCGCCGGAGGCTCGGCCTCCTGAGTAACCACCGCATAGACGCCAGCAGCGCTTGCCGCGTCTACCTCCTTGTCGAGCAGGGCCTCGGCCGTGGGCCCCATGAGGGTCTCGCCCAGGGCATCAGGCGGCAGCAGCACGAACCTGTTTGCCGGGAAGAATCGGCCCGCGGTAATCGTGCCGTCCTCAGCCTGCGTCCGCACCTGCAAGTCGTACGTAGCGATACGCGGCAGGTTGAGAGTCTGCAGCAGCTCATTTAGCTGTGTGACGCTCACGGCCCTGGAGCCGCCCTGATCGCCGTAGATCATTGTCCTGATCTGCGCATTGCGGATCAGGTTTGCCACTACAGTGTTCGAAGTAAGAGCCCGGGTCGGCCTCACACCGCAGGCCGCGATCACCGCGTTGACCCATGTTTGTATCATCGTGATGGGCTCCGCGTTGGCCTGGTTCCACTGCCCGCCAGCCACGTTCTGCGCCGACAGAGTCGCCCGGTTGCCGACCGGCACGCCGTAGTCGACTGTCATGATCAGCCCGTTCTCATTGAGTACGATCTGGCCTGTGGCCAAAGCACTCATACGCATGGCCTCAATACGGGCCAGCACCGAGTCGATCATGTTGTCCAGATCGTTGTAGAGCTGGTCGCGGACCATCGCCACATCACCGGCGCCCTCGCGCTTCAGGGCGATCAGCTCTCGTTCGCCGAGGTTGATCTTCCGCTTGATGGGCGGGATCTCACCGCTAACCTTCACGGCACCGTCGCGGCTCGCGATCTGAGCCTCGGCCCCGAACGCCTGGACGCTGGCCATGACGGGCAGCAGGTTCTGCGACCGCCAGTATTCGAACGTTAGTTCGTTGGTGGCCCGCACCGGGAACAACGTCAAGCCCACGTATTCACGCGGCTGACGAGCCCGGGCATAAGCAAGAGTTGCTTTCCGGGAAAACTCCTTCAGCAGTTCGCTCATTCGTTACACCTCCACCCTAGACCCAGGTGATCCCGGGCATGCTCGCCTTCGTGAAGGCGTCAATCGCCGCGGGCAACCTGGCCTCGATCACCCGGGCCTGGTCGATGGCAGTGACCAGCTGGTCGCTGTGGACCGCTCCGCCGGTCGCTGTGAACGTGGTGAATACCACGTCGTCTGCTACCAGGAATCGGGGCGTCACGTTCGGCGCTCCCGCCGGGGTGTCGTCTACGCCCCCTGCGAGAGCAGTAGCGGCGACGGCAATGGCTGCGTCCGTGCCCTCGCTGCCCTCGGCCAGCGACGCAACTACGATATCCTTCACGAAGAGCGCCGCGTTGATCGCCGCGATGACCTGGGCAATCGTGCTGGTGATGGCCTTGGCGCCGTCCGTAGCCAGGTAGACCCGGATCACGTCCGTCTCGACCGCGACCTTGAGGCTGGCGCTGGCCGCGTTGGGATCCACCAATTGGACCTTGATCGCGTTGCCGGCGACCCCGGTCTGCTTGGCCGTGATGACGATGTCGTCTCGGGCCCCGGCGCCGCTGGCCTTGAGCGTGACGGTAGCCGCGACGCCGGGGACGGCCGCCGCGCCTGCGATATAGGGCGCGTATTTGCCGTTACCCAGTCGCCCTACTACCGTTCCGGCAGCGACCCGCTTGAGCCCGGTTAGGGGATTAGGCACCACCTGCAGGTGATCCAGGGTGATGCCCCCGCGGACGTATCGGACCTTCTCGGAGTCCAGGAAACTGATCTTGCTCCCGAGCGTGGTCGTCTTGAGTTCCAGGTTCATGAGTTGTTACACCTCATTTCGTCGCCCACGGGTCATATCCGCCCGCGGGCACGGTCTTGCCCTTGTTCCGCTCCTCGGCGAGCTTCTTCGCCGCCTCGACGGGATCCGGAGCCCCGCTCGGGCCCGGGTTGCCACCAGGCGCGCCCACTCCGGGCTTGGCTCCAGTCGAGCCCTTGAGGAACGGCTTGTCCTTGAGGAGCGCTTCGATGGCCTCTTTTACGCCCGTGATCTTGCCGTCGTCGGCGATCTGCGCCTTTGACAGATCCACGAGCTGCCAGACAACATCTGCGTCCACCACGCCGAGCTCGGCCCCCAGGGCCCGCACCTCGGCGCGCAGCAGCGCTTGTTTGGCGTTCTTCTCGGCGGCCTCCAGGGCCGTCTTGTGTGTGGCTTCATGGTCGGACAACACCTTCGTCCAGTCCGGATCCTGTCCGTCCGGGATGCTGAAGGCCTTGCGGACGACTGCCAGCTGCTCATCTAGGGCCTTGGCCCTAGTGCGGTATCCGGCGCTCTCCGCGCGGAGCGCCCTGACATACTCCTCAGTGTAGGTGCGCGCGCCGCTCTGCTCAGGCGCTCCGCTTCCGGCGGCTCCGCCATCGCCGCCCCCGTCATCAGGGGCGAAGAACGGGTATGAGAACAGGTGCAGTCTCGGTGGCATCTAGCCATACCTCCTACGGGGCTCCTGGCCCCGGTAATAGAAAACCACCCCTGCGGGTGGTAAGCTTGTCCTGGGTGATCGTAATGCCTTGGGTCCACGACCGCCGGCCTTCTTGGGCCCGTCGCGGGTTTAACCGCCAGATTTACTGGAGCGTCACCTGCGAGATTAACTGGCAGATCGCGCAGCTCCGCAAGCGCGGCCTCGAGCCGGCGCTGGTGCGCCTGGGGTCCGCGGCGTCAGCCGTCTATGCCCGGGAGCACCGTGCCCAGCGCGTCAGCCAGGCGCCTGCCTACCACGACGGCTACCGGTGCCGGGTGCCGATTAGGTATCAAGATCCCCATCTTTCCGGGGTCG